ATGGCACTGAATATTCCATTCAGAAATGCGTACTATCGTTTTGCATCCAGTTACTCATTTCTCTTTTTTATTTCCTGGTCGCTGTGGTGGTCGTTATACGCTATTTGGCTGAAAGGACATCTAGGGTTGACAGGGACGGAATTAGGTACACTTTATTCGGTCAACCAGTTTACCAGCATTCTATTTATGATGTTCTACGGCATCGTTCAGGATAAACTCGGTCTGAAGAAACCGCTCATCTGGTGTATGAGTTTCATCCTGGTCTTGACCGGACCGTTTATGATTTACGTTTATGAACCGTTACTGCAAAGCAATTTTTCTGTAGGTCTAATTCTGGGGGCGCTATTTTTTGGCTTGGGGTATCTGGCGGGATGCGGTTTGCTTGATAGCTTCACCGAAAAAATGGCGCGAAATTTTCATTTCGAATATGGAACAGCGCGCGCCTGGGGATCTTTTGGCTATGCTATTGGCGCGTTCTTTGCCGGCATATTTTTTAGTATCAGTCCCCATATCAACTTCTGGTTGGTCTCGCTATTTGGCGCTGTATTTATGATGATCAACATGCGTTTTAAAGATAAGGATCACCAGTGCGTAGCGGCAGATGCGGGAGGGGTAAAAAAAGAGGATTTTATCGCAGTTTTCAAGGATCGAAACTTCTGGGTTTTCGTCATATTTATTGTGGGGACGTGGTCTTTCTATAACATTTTTGATCAACAACTTTTTCCTGTCTTTTATGCAGGTTTATTCGAATCACACGATGTAGGAACGCGCCTGTATGGTTATCTCAACTCATTCCAGGTGGTACTCGAAGCGCTGTGCATGGCGATTATTCCTTTCTTTGTGAATCGGGTAGGGCCAAAAAATGCATTACTTATCGGAGTTGTGATTATGGCGTTGCGTATCCTTTCCTGCGCGCTGTTCGTTAACCCCTGGATTATTTCATTAGTGAAGTTGTTACATGCCATTGAGGTTCCACTTTGTGTCATATCCGTCTTCAAATACAGCGTGGCAAACTTTGATAAGCGCCTGTCGTCGACGATCTTTCTGATTGGTTTTCAAATTGCCAGTTCGCTTGGGATTGTGCTGCTTTCAACGCCGACTGGGATACTCTTTGACCACGCAGGCTACCAGACAGTTTTCTTCGCAATTTCGGGTATTGTCTGCCTGATGTTGCTATTTGGCATTTTCTTCTTGAGTAAAAAACGCGAGCAAATAGTTATGGAAACGCCTGTACCTTCAGCAATATAGACGTAAACTTTTTCCGGTTGTTGTCGATAGCTCTATATCCCTCAACCGGAAAATAATAATAGTAAAATGCTTAGCCCTGCTAATAATCGCCTAATCCAAACGCCTCATTCATGTTCTGGTACAGTCGCTCAAATGTACTTCAGATGCGCGGTTCGCTGATTTCCAGGACATTGTCGTCATTCAGTGACCTGTCCCGTGTATCACGGTCCTGCGAATTCATCAAGGAATGCATTGCGGAGTGAAGTATCGAGTCACGCCATATTTCGCTATCAGGATTCTGTGTGATGGTTACATCGCCCGGCCCAGGGCTGTTTAGTCATCAGCGCTTTCTGACAGTGCTGAGATTTCAACCTGTTGCAGTAAAAATGAGTAGATATAAGGCAAGTGTGCTGCCAAACCCATCTTTTACGGGGTGAAGGTAGATTTCGTTTGAAGGGTATCTGGTGTCCCCTGCAGACATCTACTTGAGGTGGCAGGGGATTGATTGGAATGGTGTTTTTTAGATGTGAGAAATATTTTACCCGCTATTTTACCCATTGGCGCGGCTTAAGAGCTTATTTTTGAATTCACAATGGTCACGATATAACCATCTTGCTCGTCCGTGGATAACTTTGGCTTTTGGCAGGTCGCCGGACTTAATCCGGTCGTAGATGAAGGTTTTACCAAAGCCAGTATCAGCCATGATGAATTTCAAATCAACCAGGGAATCAGGCTGTAGTTCGTGTTGCATGAGTGCTATCTCCGAATAGGGAATCGAACCTGCAAATCAGGTAATAAAAAACCGCATTGATGCGGCGATGGTAGGTCTGGATATCTTGATAAATGAAAATGCCTCATCGAATGTGAGGCTGTGGTTAGTCCTTGCGTAACTCGCTAATTCTTCTGTAAGTCTCTGGTGCTTTGTTTCCGTGTATCTTCATTTCAGACTTCAACAGAGCAACGAGTGAATCCCATTCGTTGAGGATTCCTTTGAATGCCGGAACGCGCTTTGCAACCTTGTTGAATGAATCTCTGATTTCTGGAATCTGCTCAACAAGTGCAACGCATCGTCGGAAATCGGCTGCGTCATGTGGAGCGCCGAAGTGATGACCATAGATATTCTTTTTCAGTCCACATGCGATTGAGGCAAGAGTTGCGCTACTGATGCCGACATCGCCAGTCGATTGCCATTTCAAAATCTTCATAGCCAAATCTGACATTTCTTGTCTCCAATAAAAAACCGCCATCAGGCGGCTTGGTGTTCTTTCAGTTCTTCAATTCGAATATTGGTTACATTGTTTTCATATATGAATAAATAAATTAGCTTTTTTCGTTGCCTTCGCGTTCTTTATTAATTTTGACAAACTCGTTTTTACCACGCTCTCCAAATGCGTCTTTAGAGTCGTTGTATCCGCAATCGCAGCACACATAATCATCAGACCATCCACGCATTGTTTTTTCTTTTGCAATATTTCCAGAACCGCATTTTGGACAAGACATATCACTACCTCCAAAGCATGAGTGAGATGACAACGTAACATTGATTGGAGATTAACAATAGATTGCTGATGTAAAAGATATGTATAAGCTTCGCTTTCAAAGTGGAGGCTCTGGTAGCGGCATCCAGTGAGTTACGTCATCCAAGATATTTCCTGATAAATACGTGAAAGCTCTATATTTTTTGTAATCAATTGGATTTACAACCCAGTTCCAATATGCGGCCACGATTTCACCTTGACTAAATGCCAGTAACATTTTGGTGTCTTCCGGCATTCGATCACTACATCTTATCCAACCATCCGGAGTTACCGGATAGTTGCGCATTGCGACCTTTAACGCCTCATAGAACCAACCCTTCAGATTGTTGAACTGATGACCATTTAGAGGGATGCATTCAGTCAGCATGTTGTGTAATCTCCATGCCGCTTCGTTTACTTCGCTGGATGACAGGGGAGGCAACTTGTAAGTCTGTTTTACAGGTTCTGCACCATGAAGCATGGCGGCGCGGAGTTTCTGTATCTCCCGTGCCATTATTGCGTCCTGACGAGGAGTGAACATATCACCTGCAATAATTCTGTTTAGTTCCTCGTCAGTGAACTCATAATCATCAGGAACATTGTGAACCTCAGCATAAAGAGGCTTTTTTGTAGAAATGGTCATCGTTAAACCCCCTCCGCACTTACCAGTCCGTTTCGCAAAAGATAATCCATCGCCCTATCAGGTAATTTGCAATCAGGTTTTGCTTTTTTCAGTTGGCTGACCAATTGTTTAACCAGCATTGTTAATTCGATCACCTGGTAGCGCGGCAATGGTGAATTATCGGATTTGCCCTGACTGTCATCACTGCATGAATGCCCTTCCAGCCAGGCCAATGCTTGTCGCATGAAATACGCAATATGTTTGCCGTGGTAATCGTCTTCATCGATGTGAAAAACGATACTGCGGATGTATTCAATAGCGTTTTCAATGGCCTCCGACGCTATCGGTGCAGGTGAGGCAGCATAAACAGGAATAACGTCCGATTGATCTTTATTGCTTTCATCCGTCAAAGCCCAGAATAATTTTCCGGCCGGATGTTTGAAAATATAAGCAACTGGTTCTGCGCTATCAGCTTCGCGCCGCTTCTGTAGCTCTGCTGCCATTGCTCTCACGACTTCAACTGGTGCCCTTGCAGCAAACTCTATGTTGGTGATCAGCTCATTAAGATATTGCTCGCTGGGATACTGTTTCTTATCGGTTAAAGGGGTCATATCACTCTCCTTTGATGCGAATGCCAGCGGTGCGGGAATCATTCCATCGCTTTACTTCTTCACGAATTACGTCAATGCATTCTTTCGAATCCATTAGGTAATCTTCATCAAAAAGACGTTCCTGTTCGTTTTCTATCGCAACAATGATTGCTTCAACTAACTTTTGTGCCTGAGAATCACTTTCTAACTCTGCTATGCGCTTCTCTGCGGCTTCCAGCTTCTCGCGCATATCGTCAACGTACTCGACCAGAGATCCGCCAGCAGGAATTTCGCACTCCTCGACCAGTTGGAAGTAGATATCAGCTGCGGCCCGTGTGTTGCTATGCCTAGCGTCGCCCATCTCACCTTCACGAAGAGCATCGCGTTCGGCGGTAAGATTGGCTATTTTGCTGTCTTTGCCTTCCAGCTCAACGCGCAGCTTCCCAACCGTAAGCGCAATATCCTCGTTCTCCTGGTCGCGGCGTTTGATGTATTGCTGGTTTCTTTCCCATTCATCCAGTAGTGCCAAAGCAACCTTTGGATTAAAGGCAGCAATAAATTCAGCGTTGTTTTTCAGAACGTGTTGCGCAATGGCCTGACTACTTAGTCGGACCTCATAACCACGTGCGCCACGGTGTGGTTTATATGAGTCCCAGTCTCCCCACGTTGCTTTCTCTGCCGCATCACGCAGTGCCTGATAGTTAATTTCACTCACTGGTTGCCTCCTTTGCGTAGCTCGGCGGCAAAAGCTACTGCGTGATCATGATGTTCAAGTGTGTATGCACACTCCGCAAACATTTCCACCCCCTGCGCCCGAACTTCAGCCAGGAAAGCGTCGGTGGCTGTGGTTTCGATATCGTTAATTTCAGGAAGAATCTCTTCCCATGTAGCGATATCGCCATTCAAATGCCATCCGGCAATTCCACTGGAGTTATCCGCAACACTCCGAACGGCTTCAATAGTTTCATGCATTTCCGCATTCTCCGCCGCCAGCGCCGCGCACTTGGCCTCCGCTTCAGCAAATTTACGCACCAGATATTCAGCGTTTGTTTCGTTAACCTTTAAATCTCGGGGGATGCATTTACCTTTCAGGAATCCATCCATCTCAATTAGTGACATTTGTTTCATTTCTTCCCACTCCGCAACATCGCATTCAGATATTTGTTTTGATTCACTGATGGAAAAGAATTTCTCTTAAGCAATTCCTCTCTCGATGGCATTGGCTTTACGCGTTGGCGAATAATCATTTCTGCCGGAAGAATGCCGGGATTGTATGCAAGCCCTCTCATGATTTACTCTCCACGAACTGGTCAATAGCCATGCTAAGTGACACACCTAAAGTCTCGATATGTTGCTGAATATCCTGTAGCGTCTGCGCCTGAGATAACAGGATTTCACGGTTGCATAACTCTTTAACCAGATGCTCAAACTTGCTGTAATAACCGATACGGCTTAGTGTTTCTTTCCCTGCATTCTCGCCTTCTTTGATAATTCCTCTTTCGCTAAGAATCAGATCGTGTTTTGTTCCGGTAATAACGTATTTTCCGAGGTCGATGTTTAGCTTCATTGTTTTCATTGTTAATTCCTCAGTCATTACTGATAGCGCCATAGCGTGAGCGGTAATTACGCAGGCGCGGGTCGATATATTCAGGGAAGTGGGTATATGTGGCTTTGCGGAATGGTCGGATTGATGTCTGGTAAATTCGCTCGCGTTCTTCTTTCTCTGCAAGCCATATACAGTGGCGAAATTCCTTTTCCTCTTTCGTTTCCTGCGGTAGAGACATTATCCGGTCGTAGTTTTTTCTGAATTTATCCAGCACCTCCGATACGGAATTGCCGGAACATCGGCGTGGGTCATCCTCACCATACAGAGGCGCTGGCATAATGGAATCCTTATTTTTCTATATCAGAATGGGATGGAATCGTCGTATACAGGAGTGTTCTGCTGGTTACTACTTTGCTGCTGCGGGCCATTTCCTGAAGCTGTAAATCCAATCTTTGCATTCAGTAATTCAAGAGTAATTGATTGACCATTTTGCCCCTGATAAACATCAACCCTGATGTTTTCTCCGGTAATTTCCACAATGCCACCTTCAACAAGAACGCTACGGTAGTAATCCGCTTGCGCTCCTGGCTTGGCAAATACAACGGCGCTGTAGTTTGTCCATTCTTTCTTTTTTGTCTGGCGATCGTAATACTGAACGCCAGCACGGATGTTGAATCCGATATTTTCCCCGGCCTGAAACTCTCTTGCGGGCTTGTTTAGTCTTACAGTAATCGAATGTGCCATTAAGCAGCAGCTCCTTCTAATTCGTCTCGTCTGATGTTGTAAACGTCCTGCGCTTTGTGCTGCTCCGGTGTGCCTTCGAGCATCTTCCACGCTTTGGCGAACGCCTGTTTAAGCTCTTCCACGGTGTTTTTCTGCAATGCTGCGTCAGTGAATGCTTTTAGAACCTGTTCAGGTGTAGGTGATAGTTTTGATTGCTTTGCTGCTGCGTTCTGCTGATGTTTATGCTCGTCGGTATCTGCATCTTTCGCATCATCAATGCCGAACAAACCATTGAGGCAATACTTGCGTGCATAAGAGCTTGTAGCTCCCGTAACTTGTGCAGAATCCATTCCTTTCTTGCTTTCTTCCTCTCGTGCAAGGGCGGTTGCCGTATGACTGTTTTCGCCATCGGTAATAGTTGCCGTGGCTTTCACGTAATACCGATCACCAATCAACACAACTTCATCGCTGATTGATAAAAACAGGCCATTCAGTAACGGCTTAACGCCTTCAAGAATGTCTTCGCAGCTTCTGTATTTATATTTACCGAATGAGTTGTACTGATTCTTTGGCGCGTTCAGATTCTCCTGAATAGCTGCCAGTCTTGCGTAAAATTCTTTGCTCATATGATTGTTCTCAGAATGGACACGGCCCAAGGAAATAACGCTGATTTAATACTTCGACTCGGGACAAGTTAAGGCATACCCGCATTCCTTCGCGGTCGCCATTATGTCGATACCAGAGAGCTTTCTGCGTGTACATGCGCCTCTGTAACTTGCTCTCCTTCACTGTGGTTGCAAGTGACATGAATATCTCCTTCGTTACCGATTAATTCTTTCATCTGACGAATGAATTCTTCGTCTGACCAGTTATCTGTAAAACTCATTTCCTGCGATACCATGGAAGGTTGATAGCTAATTTCATCTCTTTATTTGCTTCAAGCCACATTTTGGAATCACCAATAAATCTGGCTATTACTGCTTTGTTTTGTGCCGCACGAAGCATCTGGTGATTGATGGCTATTTCATTGCGCATAACGCCTCCAGTTGTTTCTTTGCTGCTCTGATTAATTGTTTAACTCGGCGTGATAATTCAGATTCGTGCGGGTAGAAAGCGGACATGACGCCGCTACCCGCGAGCTGAAAGTGCATCATGGGTAACTCCTTATATTTGATTGCATAACGAAAACGCCTCGAGTGAAGCGTTATTGGTATGCGGTAAAGCCGCGCTCAGGCGGCTTTGATAGTCATATCATCTGAATCAAATATTCCTGATGTATCGATATCGGTAATTCTTATTCCTTCACTACCATCCATTGGAGGCCATCCTTCCTGACCATTTCCATCATCCCAGTCGAACTCACAAACAACACCATATGCATTTAAGTCTTTCGAAATTGCTATAAGCAGAGCATGTTGCGCCAGCATGATTAATACAGCATTTAATACAGCGCCGTGTTTATTGAGTCGGTATTCAGAGTCTGACCAGAAATTATTAATCTGGTGAAGTTTTTCCTCTGTCATTACGTCATGGTCGATTTCAATTTCTATTGATGCTTTCCAGTCGTAATCAATGATGTATTTTTTGATGTTTGACATCTGTTCATATCCTCACAGATAAAAAATCGCCCTCACATTGGAGGGCAAAGAAGATTTCCAATAATCAGAACAAGTCGGCTCCTGTTTAGTTACGAGCGACATTGCTCCGTGTATTCACTCGTTGGAATGAATACACAGTGCAGTGTTTATTCGTATGCCTGTCTTTTAACCACATCAGGCTCGGTGGTTCTCGTGTACCCCTACAGCGAGAAATCGGATAAACTCTATTCACCCCCTACAGAGAGAATGATGGAGATTCACCGATGAGTAACTGGTGGCAGGAACTATTACGTTTCTTCCTGCGTGGTCTTACGCTACAACAGTTAATTCATATGCTTATTATTTTAATTGCCTTGATAATAATCACCCCTGCATCAATTAAAGAGTGGGTAGATATAAGGAACCCAGAAATACTTCCAGATCACTGGATGTATTACGCAATGCTTTTGTGTATCAGTTATGTTCTGAACAGGGTGATGGAGTTTATATTTCTGGCATCTTCAGACAGATATAAAAAATATCTCAGTAAGAGAGATGAGGCTAAAGTAATTGTGGAGACTGAGCGCCTGTTCAATTCTCTGAGTATTCAGGAAAAAGAGGTTTTAGCATTTGCTGTTATGGCAAATAACAAAATCGTACTTAAGCACGGCGATCCGGTCGCTTTATCTCTTATGAGAAAAGGCCTTCTCCATCGCTCAGGTGTGACTTACAGCGCGTCAGGTAAAGAGAAATTTGTTATACCTGACGTCTGGTTCCATGAGTGTTATATGCGCTTTGCTGGTAAAGCTGATGAGCTAATTTAGTTCCTCGACGGCGGGGGATCGTCACCTCGCCGTCAGTTGTTTTGATTTCCGGTAGCCTGCCGCGTAAATAGCTACGTTTGGCAGGCAAATACTTCCACTGCATTCATCTGCCTTCTTGCAGCAAAGGCTTCCTAGTGATGCTGCTTTGTCTGCTCTGACGCAACCAGAGAGCTTTAGCGCAATTTTTCGCGCCAGTGCTTCATTACTGCGTCGCTCGGCAATAAGTTCTGCTCTGCGAGCTTTGTAGCGGCTTTTTGCCGTACCTTTGGATTCTTTCCAGACAATGGTTACCATGATGGTCTCCTTTAAGTGGCTTTGGCGCATGACGCGTCGAGGTGCTTATCTTCTCGATCGCTGTCTTGCAGCTGCAATTCGCGCCATCCCCAAAACCACTCAAGTTCTGGTCTCAACGGTTAGGTTGAGAGTCCGTCGATGTTAAAGAGCCTGCCAATCTGTTCCGTTTGGCTTCCAGCGTCCTGCTGATGGCTTAAATTTAAGACTTCTTAATTTATTGGTCAAGTGCATTTTTGAAGAAAACTTAATTTTATGGACGTGAATTTAGTTTGTCTTTGATTTTTAACGGGAAATAAAAAAGGGGCGAAAGCCCCTTAAGGAAGGTTTGCTAGCTTGGCATCAACGACAACGCCAATGATTTTACAGTTCCCATTGATTTCAATCATTGGGTATTGTGGATTGAGTGGTTTCAGGAATTTTCTACCGGCATCAATAACTAACTTTTTGAATGTCGCCTCGTTTTCTCCTTCAAGTTTGGCGACTACCAGCTTTCCATTACGTGGTTCGACTTCTGGGTCGACGAGAATAATCATCCCCTCAGGAATACTCAGTCCTGCCGGGGCAGTCATTGAATCGCCTTTAACGTCGAGCCAAAAAGAGTCTTCAGAACAATCTACCGTTGTGTCGTACCAGTTATCTATTGCACGCCTATGATATGGCTCTACAGCTTCCATCCAACATCCTGCGCTTACCCAACTAATTAGAGGATACGAACCTCTTGGATCATGCCTGCTGTGATAGGCAATGTTTGAAAGACTATCCTCTCCTTTCAACAGGTAATCAGGGGAGCACTGCAAAGCCTTGGCTAAGGCCAATAGGTTTTCGCCATTGGGCTCAGTTTCAGATCGCTCCCATTGGGAAATAGCAACATTAGACACGCCAACCATCTTGCCAAGGGCAGCCTGCCTAATCTTGAGTTCTTTTCTGCGAGCGCGAATACGCTCACCCATCAGTTGTGTATTCATAGTTAAGACATCTTAAATAAACTTGACTTAAGATTCCTTTGGTGGATAATTTAAGTGTTCTTTAATTTCGGAGCGAGTCTATGTACAAAAAAGATGTTATTGACCACTTCGGAACCCAGCGTGCTGTTGCTAAAGCACTAGGCATTAGCGATGCAGCAGTCTCTCAGTGGAAAGAAGTTATCCCAGAGAAAGACGCCTATCGATTGGAAATCGTTACAGCTGGCGCCCTGAAGTATCAAGAAAGTGCTTACCGCCAAGCGGCATAAGCAAATTGCTCTTTAACAGTTCTGGCCTTTCACCTCTAACCGGGTGAGCAAACATCAGCGGCAAATCCATTGGGTGTGCCGCTATAACTCAATATCAATATAGGTAAATTAACAAATGGCACAAGCAAGCTACAGCAAGCCAACACAGCGAGAAATTGATCGCGCTGAAACTGATTTACTCATCAACCTGTCAACGCTTACCCAGCGCGGTCTGGCAAAGATGATTGGCTGTCATGAATCGAAGATAAGCAGAACGGACTGGAGATTTATTGCTTCGGTCTTGTGTGCTTTCGGAATGGCATCAGACATCAGTCCGATTAGCAGGGCTTTTAAGTATGCGCTTGATGAAATCACAAAGAAAAAATCCCCGGTGGCCGCCGGGGACTCTAAGCAAATTGATATGCAATTCTGAGGGAATTACTGGATCAATCCACAGGAGTCATTATGACAAAACGTCGTAAGAAATACCAGGAAAAAGAAGAGATTCGACACCCTGATTCACCTGAGGGATTAGTGGTAGCCGCAGCAAATAACAGGGCGTTCGCAGAGCGCCTTGTTGGTGTTTACAGACTAGCCAAAGCAGGAGTGAAACATGGGCGTCGTTAAGTTAGCTGATTACAGGCATAACCCTGTACAACATCAGGAGGCATCCAGTATGGGGTATGTCTCTATACACCGCCAGTTTATGGACAGCAGGCTCTATAAGGACTCTCAGGCAGTACATCTTTGGCTTCACTTAATCCTCAAGGCTAATCACGAATCTACTGTCGTCAATACGGATATCGGTCCGATAACTGTTGATCGCGGTCAGATGATAACTGGACGCCCGTCGCTGGTCAGAGAAACATTCATCCCCGACAACAAAGTTCGGAGCTTATTACGGACTTTTGAGTCGAAAGGGATGCTTAATATTTGCTCGATGGGGAAGAAATTTAGCCTGTTTACAATCGTTAAATATGACGATTTTCAGGCAAAAAATTGTCCAACGGTTGTCCAACGGTTGTCCAACGCAAACACCAGTAATGGCGCGGCTCTCAGCGGAGATTGTCCAACGGTTGTCCAACGGTTGTCCATAAACAATAATATAAATAATATCTCTAATACTGACGTATTAGAGAGTGCCACAGCAGACAAAAAGTCTGACAAGAAAAAACCTTCCGTTAGCTGTCAGGATGTTGTCGATGCTTACCACGAAATCCTTCCTGAAGCGCCAAGAATCCGCGCACTGAATGACAAGCGTAAAAACCAGATCCGAACGTTCTGGCGCAAAGCCGGAGTGATAACCCGCCAGCTTGACGGGCATGGGTTCACGATGCAGGACTGGAGAAATTATTTGAGCTACGTAGGCGAAAATTGCCGATGGATGTTCGAAGAGCGTCCAAACCATCAACGCGGAACTGTCTGGCACAAAAAGGGATTTGATTTCCTGCTTAACGATAATACCTACCTGAAAGTTCGTGAGGGTGAACACGATGACCGATAATTTTTATGCGCCGCCCCATAGCATCGAGGCAGAGCAGGCGGTGATTGGTGGATTGCTTCTGGATGATGACAGCAGTGAGCGCGTCCAGACAGAATGCACCGGGAGCAAAAGCCAGTAGATGGCCTGACGCTTTTCGATGAACTGGAGCGCAAATCGTTAACGGTGTCTGTTGGCGGTTTTGCTTATATCGCTGAGATCGCAAAGAACACGCCAAGCGCCGCAAACATCGTTGCCTATGCAATGCAGGTTCGCGAAACCGCAATGGAACGCTACGCCATCAACCGCATGACTGAAGCGACGGAATTGCTCTATTCCCGCAACGGAATGACTGCGACGCAGAAGTACGAAGCTATTCAGGCGATTTTCACGCAACTGACAGACCATGCAAAAACCGGATCGCGTCGCGGCCTTCGCTCATTTGGTGAGGTCATGGAAGACTGGGTTAGCGACCTTGAGAAGCGATTTGACCCGTCAGGTGAACAACGAGGAATGAGCACAGGGATCCCATCGCTGGACAGGATGCTGTCACCGAAAGGTCTGGTGAAAGGCTCTCTGTTTGTCATTGGCGCTCGCCCTAAGATGGGGAAAACGACGCTATACAGCCAGATGGCAATCAACTGCGCAGTGCATGAGAAAAAGCCCGCTCTGATGTTCAGCCTTGAAATGCCTGGTGACCAGATACTGGAAAAACTGGTAGGGCAGAAGTCTGGTGTTAACCCGAATATTTTTTACCTTCCGGCGACAAATGACGCTGATGACGGCTATCAGGGTGATTACGATGGTGACTTCAACAGGGCGATCGAAACAGCCAATCGCTTGAGTGAAATCGACCTGCTTTACATCGACGACACGCCGGGATTATCTCTGGCTCAAATCGTCAGCGAAAGCCGTCGAATCAAGCGAGAAAAAGGATGTGTTGGCATGATTCTGGTCGATTACCTGACACTAATGACCGCTGAGAAGGCCGATCGCAACGACCTTGCTTACGGCATGATCACCAAAGGACTGAAGAACCTTGCCAAAGAGCTTGATTGCGTTGTTGTGCTTCTGACACAGCTTAACCGCGCACTGGAAAGCAGAACCAATAAACGCCCATTACCAAGTGACTCACGAGATACAGGGCAGATTGAACAGGATTGCGATTATTGGGTCGGGATCCATCGTGAAGGCGCTTTTGATGACAGTGTTCCACCTGGTGAAACTGAACTAATCCTTCGTCTCAATCGTCATGGCAATACCGGCACGGTGTATTGCATTCAGGCAAATGGCGCTATTTATGACACAGACCAACAGTCTGCTGAAATGCGCCGCCGTGAACGCGAGGAACCGCAGTCCAAGAAGAAAGGAGGATTCTGATGACCATCTACATCACTGAGCTAATAACAGGGGCTATTTACACAGTAGCCCTTTTTTATTGGATTAAGAACGAGGGGGAGCCTGATGGACACCGTTAACGGAATGTGTTCAGACGCACCGCGTGCCAAAAAATGTAAATGCGGAAAATCACCGACAATATTCGACATGGAGAACGGGTGCCAAATCTACTGCGCTAACCACGCTGTTGTGGCGGCCGCGAATTATCGCAGTGCGGTAACGGAGTGGAATAACCTGAAATCTGTTAGAGAGGGAAGTCATGAAAAAACTAACCTTTGAAATTCGATCCCCAGCACATCAGCAAAACGCTATTCACGCAGTACAGCAAATCCTTCCAGACCCAACCAAACCAATCGTAGTAACCATTCAGGAACGCAACCGCAGCTTAGACCAAAACAGGAAGCTATGGGCCTGCTTAGGTGACGTCTCTCGTCAGGTTGAATGGCATGGTCGCTGGCTGGATGCAGAAAGCTGGAAGTGTGTGTTTACCGCAGCATTAAAGCAGCAGGACGTTGTTCCTAACCTTGCCGGGAATGGCTTTGTGGTAATAGGCCAGTCAACCAGCAGGATGCGTGTAAGCGAATTTGCGGAGCTATTAGAGCTTATACAGGCATTCGGTACAGAGCGTGGCGTTAAGTGGTCAGACGAAGCGCGACTGGCTCTGGAGTGGAAAGCGCGATGGGGAGATCGGGCTGCATGACTATCAAATCAAATACGCCAGCACACGACAAGGACTGCTGGCAAACGCCGCTTTGGCTTTTTGATGCACTGGATATTGAGTTTGGATTCTGGCTGGATTCGGCAGCGAGCGACAAAAATGCTCTGTGTGCTCACTGGCTAACTGAGGCCGACGACGCACTCAATTCTGAGTGGGTAAGCCACGGTGCAATCTGGAATAACCCACCGTACAGCAATATCAGGCCGTGGGTGGAAAAAGCCGCTGAGCAGTGCATACAACAGCGACAGACGATAGTGATGCTTGTGCCAGAGGATATGTCTGTCGGATGGTTCAGCAAGGCTCTGGAGAGTGTTGACGAAGTTCGCATCATTACTGATGGACGGATTAATTTTATCGAACCATCGACAGGGCTGGAGAAGAAGGGAAACAGCAAAGGTTCCATGCTGCTGATTTGGCGACCGTTCATCAGTCCTCGACGGATGTTTACTACCGTATCCAAAGCGGCATTGATGGCGATCGGGCAGGGCGTCAGGAGGGCGGCATGAGACGACAGCGACGAAGTATCACCGACATCATCTGCGAAAACTGCAAATACCTTCCAACGAAACGCTCCAGAAATAAACGCAAGCCAATCCCAAAAGAATCTGACGTAAAAACCTTCAACTACACGGCTCACCTGTGGGATATCCGGTGGCTAAGACATCGTGCGAGGAATACAAGGTGATTGACCCAAATCGAAGTTACGAACAAGAAAGCGTCGAGCGGGCTTTAACGTGTGCTAACTGCGGTCAGAAGCTGCATGTGCTGGAAGTTCACGTGTGTGAGCACTGCTGCGCAGAACTGATGAGCGATCCGAATAGCTCAATGTACGAGGAAGAAGACGATGAATGAGTTAATAAATGGCAATGCCATCAAAATGACAAGCATTGAAATCGCTGAGTTGGTGAGTAAGCGTCATGACAATGTGAAACGTACCATCGAAACGCTGGCTAAAAATGGTGTTATCCGGCTTCCTCAGATTGAGGTTTCCGAAAGAATCAATAATTTAGGGTTCAATGTTCAGTACGAGCATTACGTCTTCGAAGGCGAACAAGGTAAGCGAGATAGTATTGTTGTTGTTGCCCAGTTGTCGCCGGAATTCACCGCTCGTCTTGTTGACCGTTGGCGAGAGCTTGAAGAAGCTGCGGTTAATATCCCCAAAACGCTACCAGAAGCGTTGCGCCTTGCTGCTGACCTTGCTGAGCAGAAAATGCAACTGGAAAACCAGCTCGCAATTGCCGCACCTAAAGTTGAGTTTGCCGATCGCGTTGGCGAGGCGAGCGGAATTTTGATTGGAAACTATGCAAAGGTTGTTGGTATTGGTCCAAACAAACTGTTTGCATGGATGCGCGATCACAAAATCCTTATTGCTTCAGGTTCCCGGCGCAATGTGCCAATGCAGGAATATATGGATCGCGGCTATTTCACAGTGAAAGAAACAGCGGTCAATACAAATCACGGAATACAGATATCGTTCACCACAAAAATCACCGGGCGTGGTCAACAGTGGCTGACCAGAAAGCTGCTCGATAACGGAATGCTGAAAGTAACAGGGGAGGCTGCTTAATGGCTAACCTACGCAAAGAAGCGCGAGGCAGAGCATGCCAGGTACGTATTTACGGCATATGCAATGGCAACCCTGAAACTACAGTTCTGGCACATTACCGGATGGCTGGAATTTGCGGAACGGGAATGAAGCCTGACGACCTGATCGGTGCATGGGCTTGTAGTGACTGCCACGCGGAGATCGACCGACGCACAAGGATTCTCGACAACAAAGACGCCAGACTTTACCACCTCGAAGGCGTGATCAGGACGCAGGCGATACTGCTGAAGGAGGGGAAGATTAAGTCATGAACGAATATCAGTTTGTGCTTCCATACCCGCCGTCGGTGAATACCTACTGGCGAAGACGGGGAAGCCAATACTACATCAGCGATAAAGGCCAGAAATACCGAAAAGACGTTCAGCAAATCATCCGCCAACTCAAGTTAGATATTTTCACCAAATCACGACTCCGCATCAAAGTCATCGCAGACGTTCCAGACTCCCGCCGCCGCGACCTCGACAACATCCTGAAAGGTTTACTCGACTCCCTTATCCACGCCGGATTTGCGGAAGACGACGAGCAATTCGATGACATTCGCGTAATTCGTGGTGTGAAAGTACCAGGCGGACGGCTTGGAATAAAAATCACCGAACTGGAGAACGCATGAACGCCACAATTCAAACGATACCAGAGCTTCTTATCCAGACACGAGGCAATCAGACCGAAGTGGCGAGGATGCTTTCCTGCGCAAGAGGAACAGTGCTCAAGTACAACCGAGACAGCAAAGGCGAGCGTCACGTAATAGTTAACGGCGTCCTGATGGTCAAACAGGGCAAGAGAGGAAGACGATGAGCATAAGAGAACTAAACCTCACCAAAGAACAGCATGAGTGGCTTAATGGCTGGCTTGAACTGTGGGGCGCATGGGTTTATTCAGGTCGTCTGGAAAAGCGCATGAGCAGCGTAATAGCGAAGTTCATGGAGAGCGTAGAGCCGGGAAGAGTTATGACAAGGCCAATGTGCAATGATGATGATGGAATGTTGATTTCTCAGGTCGTCGATTCCGTCATGTACATTGACAAGAAAGCCTTTGGCATCCTCCTCAGCTACTACGCTCATGGTTCATCTAAGCGAGCAATTGCATCCTACTATCACGCGACTGCAAAGCCACGCAAGATGTGTGGACGTGGTGGCGAGGGATGGAGAAAACCTTCACTGGCAACCTGTAGAAACGAAATTGACGACATCCTGAAAGCGTCGTTATTTGTTTTGTACCAACCAATGCAAAATGCTTTCAAAATGCGTAAACGTGTTGAGAAAGTTAAGCATGTTGCTGTTAAAAGCCTTGACATGCAATTATCCATTTAGCCATAATTAGAAGGTAAGCTGCCGTTAGTGACTCTTAAGTTGCAACGGTGGCTTTTTTTTGTTTGCACAACAGGTAAGAGCATTGAACCCGCAGACCTCGCGGAATTGGTGAAAGGTGCCGCGCAGTGCTCTTATCGTTGTGGTGAATGCACAGGCTGATGTGTAAGGGCAAGAATCTTTCGCTGGATTCGGTGTGGCCACGTAGCCCGCTGTAGGCAGTTGCAGCAAACCGGAGATCAGCACCGGTCGCCACAATCCAAACTGAGCCGTAGCCACTGGCTATCCTGAATTCATCAGTGATAGTTACGCTGCGGCCTTCTACACATGGTCTTCGTGAAAGCGGGTGACAGGAGGTCGCGCTAACAACCTCCTGCCGTTTTGCCCGTGCATATCGGTCACGAACAAATCTGATTACTAAACACAGTAGCCTGGATTTGTTCTATCAGTAATCGACCTTATTCCTAATTAAATAGAGCAAATCCCCTTATTGGGGGTAAGACATGAAGATGCCAGAAAAACATGACCTGTTAGCCGCCATTCTCGCGGCAAAGGAACAAGGCATCGGGGCAATCCTTGCGTTTGCAATGGCGTACCTTCGCGGCAGATATAATGGCGGTGCGTTTACAAAAACAGTAATCGACGCAACGATGTGCGCCATTATCGCCTGGTTCATTCGTGACCTTCTCGACTTCGCCGGACTAAGTAGCAATCTCGCTTATATAACGAGCGTGTTCATCGGCTACATCGGTACTGACTCGATTGGTTCGCTTATCAAACGCTTCGCTGCTAAAAAAGCCGGAGTAGAAGATGGTGGAAATCAATAATCAACGTAAGGCGTTCCTCGATATGCTGGCGTGGTCAGAGGGAACTGATAACGGACGTCAAAAAACCAGAAATCATGGTTATGACGTCATTGTTGGCGGAGAGCTATTCACTGATTACTCCGATCACCCTCGCAAACTTGTCACGCTAAACCCCAAACTCAAATCAACAGCAGCCGGACGTTACCAACTTCTTTCCCGTTGGTGGGATGCCTATCGTAAGCAGCTTGGCCTGAAAGACTTCTCTCCGAAAAGCCAGGATGCTGTGGCATTGCAACAGATTAAAGAGCGTGGCGCTTTACCGATGATTGATCGCGGTGACATCCGTCAGGCTATCGACCGTTGCAGCAATATATGGGCTTCACTGCCGGGCGCTGGTTATGGTCAGTTCGAGCATAAGGCTGACAGTCTGATTGCAAAATTCAAAGAGGCTGGCGGAACGGTCAGAGAGATTGAGGTATGAGCAGAGTAACCGCGATTATCTCCGCTCTGGTTATCTGCATCATCGTTTGCCTGTCATGGGCTGTTAATCATTACCGTGATAACGCCATTACCTACAAAACCCAGCGCGATAAAGCCACGTACATCATCGCTGACATGCAGAAGCGTCAACGTGATGTAGCAGAACTCGACGCCAGATACACAAAGGAGCTTGCTGATGCTAACGCGACTATCGAAAGTCTCCGTGCTGATGTTTCTGCTGGTCGTAAGCGCCTGCAAGTCGCCGCCACCTGTGCAAAGTCAACGACCGGAGCCAGCAGCATGGGCGATGGAGAAAGCCCAAGACTTACAGCAGATGCTGAACTCAATTATTACCGTCTCCGAAGTGGAATCGACAGGATAACCGCGCAGGTTAACTACCTGCAGGAATACATCAGGACGCAATGCCTGAAATAATTTTTTTGCAAATCACAAAGTCAATTTAATGAGCCTCGCGATGCGGGGCTTTTTTTACATCTGAATTTCACAGCGCATCTCACGCGCATATTACATCACCCGAGCCTTTCAGAAAGTTGAGCCTGAGAACTGCCGTATATGGTGGCGACCATCTCGGGGCGGCTTTTCTGTGAGACAGGCTCACTTTCTAAAAGGTAAAGACGCTATGAATCATCAATTGGCTAATCTCGATTTCCGGGACATGGTGGTTGTTTCTGGTGATCGCGTGATCACAACCTCCCGCAAGGTAGCAGCTTACTTCGACAAGCAGCATCACCACATCATTCAGAAAATCGAAAAGCTAGACTGTTCGGATGAATTTCTAACCAGCAACTTTTCGCGGGTTACCTATGAACACAAGGGTAATCAGTATGTTGAATATGAAATTTCCAAAGACGGCGCGATGTACATCATCATGTCGTTTACCGGCAAAAAAGCTGCCGCCATCAAAGAGGCGTTTATCAAAGCATTTAATTGGATGCGTGACAGGCTGATGGAGATGGCTCACTCATACCAAAGAGAGCACAACGAGTTAATGCTGGAGTTCATGAAGGAAAAGGATGTTGCCAGTATGTCAGGACGCTTGCTGAACCGCTGGGGCAGGATCAAAAAACCGCAACTCATAGCAAGAATCGAAAGGCTTGAGCAGCAGGCGCAAATATCGATCCCCGGACTGCCAAAGTGACCATTCCAAAGCTCATCTACGGGTGGGCTTGATAATGAAACCGTGATTTACATCCCCACAATCCGGGTATGTAAAAGATAGTTCAGGCGAGAACAGATTTAACTAAATCTGTGCACCACCAGTTGCGGCAGTACAGCGAAACAACCCAAGCCAGAAAGTGGGGAAATAACACTGGCAGCCACTGAAAGATGAACCTCCAGCCTTAAGGCAAAAAAGATTCTTTGTGGTGGCGGACTGATGGAAAGACATCGGTTATTGCAGAGGCCATTCAATGAGTGGTCTCGACAATGGCTTATACCCTACACGGGATAACTTAATTGATATCCCTTTTAACGGATAAACGGAGCCAACAATGGCAGAGATTATTCCCATGACTGAAGAACAGAAATTCCAGTTAGAGATTTACAAGCTGGTCATGAACCAGAACGCAGCCGCGGAGGAAGCATTTCAATTCATTGGCACTGACGAGTTGAAGCTTGAGCTATTCAAAATTCACTTCCAGTCAGGCGGCGCTAATTCAGATATCACGACCCGCACTATCGAAGCGGTGCGTAAATCGAAGGAAGCGTTAGACCTGTTCACCACCGGAGCATGATGCTCAACCTGAAATAACGATTAAGTGAGATGAATATGGCAGCACCAAAGGGCAACCGATTTTGGGAGGCCCGCAGTAGTCATGGGCGAAATCCTAAATTCGAATCGCCTGAGGCGCTGTGGGATGCTTGTTGTGAATACTTCGAGTGGGCTGATGATAACCCGCTATGGGAGGGTAAGGTATTTTCATATCAGGGAGAAATAATTAAGGCTAATGTCCCTAAGATGCGAGCCATGACTATTTCAGGATTGTGTACCTTCCTTGATATCACCAGACAAACATGGGGAACCTTCCGGTCAATGGAAGGTTTTTCTGACGTCACATCACGAGCGGAAGACATCATCTACGACCAGAAATTCTCTGGCGCAGCCGCTGACCTTCTCAACGCTAATATCATCGCCCGTGATTTGGGCCTCAAAGAGCAGTCGCAAGTTGAAGACGTGACACCTGATAAGGGAGATCGCGATAAGCGGCGCTCTCGTATCAAGGAGCTATTCAACCGTGGAACTGGACGCGATTCTTGATAACTTGAGCGACGAAGAGCAAATCGAATTGCTCGAGCTACTCGAAGAAGAAGAGAACTACCGTAACACACACCTGCTATATGAATTTACGCCATACAGCAAACAGCGTGAGTTCATCGACGCCGGGCATGACTATCCAGAGCGCTGTTTTATGGCTGGTAACCAGCTTGGTAAGTCATTTACTGGTGCTGCTGAAGTCGCGTTTCACCTTACCGGGCGTTATCCGGGCACAAAAGGCTATCCTGCTGATGGTAAATATGGCGGTGAGTGGAAAGGTAAGCGTTTTTATGAGCCTGTTGTCTTTTGGATTGGTGGCGAGACAAACGAGACTGTAACCAAAACGACTCAACGCATCCTGTGCGGTCGTATCGAAGAGAATGACGAGCCTGGCTACGGTTCCATACCGAAAGAAGACATCATTAGCTGGAAGAAGTCTCCTTTCTTTCCGAACCTTGTTGATCACCTTCTGGTTAAGCATCACACGGCTGATGGCGTTGAAGATGGCATTTCAATCTGCTACTTCAAGCCATACTCGCAAGGCCGCGCTCGCTGGCAGGGTGACACAATCCACGGTGTGTGGTTTGACGAAGAGCCACCATACAGCATTTATGGCGAAGGCCTTACCCGTACCAACAAATACGGTCAATTCTCAATTCTGACGTTTACCCCGCTGATGGGGATGTCTGACGTTGTTACCAAGTTCCTGAAGAATCCCAGCAAGTCGCAGAAAGTGGTCAACATGACCATCTATGACGCTGAGCACTACACAGACGAACAGAAAGAGCAAATCATCGCATCCTATCCTGAGCATGAGAGAGAGGCGCGTGCTCGCGGTATTCCTACGATGGGTAGCGGTCGAATCTTCCAGATACCGGAAGAGACGATTAAGTGTCAGCCGTTCGAGTGTCCTGATCACTTCTACGTCATCAATGCAATGGACTTCGGATGGGATCACCCACAGGCACACATCCAGCTTTGGTGGGATAAAGACGAGGACGTGATTTATCTTTCTCGCGTCTGGAAGGCCAAACAGAAGAAGGCGACAGAGGCATGGAGTGCTGTTAAAGCATGGAGCAAAAACACCCCTACGGCTTGGCCTCATGACGGGCATCAGCACGAAAAGGGAGGCGGTGCTCAGCTCAAGGAACAATACGCCGACGCTGGGTTCGACATGTTGCCAGATCATGCAACATGGCCTGATGGAGGTAATGCGGTCGAACCAGGAATAGCAGAGATACGCGACATGATGCTCGAAGGTCGTTTCAAGGTATTTAACACCTGCGAGCCATTCTTTGAAGAGTTTCGCCTGTATCACCGTGATGAGAACGGGAAGATCGTCAAGCTAAATGACGACATCCTTTCTGCTGTTCGCTATGGCTACATGATGAGGCGTTTTGCAATACAGATGCGAGACATCAAAGATCCTAAAGAGATTGATTACTCAAACTACAACATACCTTGCGGAGTTGGATGATGGCTGATGATAGAAAGATGGCTGACTGGCATCGCAAGGTGCTGTGCAACTTTGATAATGCCTGGTCAGCAACGCAGGATATGCGTGAGCAGATTATTGAGGCTCAACGTTTCGTCCGGGTATCCGGCGCACAGTGGGAAGGCAGCACAAACGCTGGTTACTCATTTGATGAAGGCAGGTTTGAGCATTACCCGCGCTTTGAACTGAATAAGATTGCCCGTGAATGTGATCGCATCATTGGCGAGTATCGACAGAATCGCATCAGCGTTAAATTCAGGCCGAAGGACGACAAGGCATCGGAAGCGTTAGCCGAAAAGATGAACGGCAAATTCCGCGCTGACTATCAGGAAACATCCGGTGGCGAAGCGTGTGATAACGCATTTGATGATGCTGTAACGGGCGGATTCGGTTGTTTCCGCATGTGTGCCGATTACGAAGATGAAATGGATCCGAGTAACGAGCAGCGACGCATCAGCCTTCTTCCTGTTTACGACCCAGCGACATGCGTCTTCTTCGATCAGGACAGCAAGCAATATGACCGCTCTGATGCTATGTGGGCTATGGAAATGTTCTCCATGACGCCTAAAGCGTTCGAGGCTGAATACCCTGATTCCATCGCGGCAAGCCTCTCTCGTGATGACACTGGCACTCAATATGACTGGTCAACGCCAGATGCTATCTATGTTGGGCGCTACTACGAAGTACGCATAGAGAAGGTGAAGCTCACAGCATGGCGTAACCCTGTTAGCGGAGAAACGGCAATCTATGATGAAGAGCAAATCAAAGATATTGTCGACGAGCTGACCGATGGTGCATTCGAACTGATTGGCGAGCGAACGGTGAAGAAGCGCCGCGTTTATTGCGGTCTTCTGTCTGGCGCTGAATGGCTGGAAGAACCGAAGCGTATTCCGGGTGAACATATTCCTCTCATCCCGGTATATGGGCGTCGCTCATTTGTTGATAATCAGGAGCGAATTGAAGGCCACGCAGCAAAAGCGATGGATGCACAGCGTCTTGAGAACCTGATGGTTTCCATGATTGCAGATAACGCTACTCAGGCTGGCGGTGATGGTATTCCTATCGTGGATGTTGATTTCATTCCCGGTCCATTAATGAATCACTGGGCAGAGAGGAATAAGAAAAGACCTGCAGTTCTTCCCATGACCAGCAAGAAGGACAAAAACGGAACGGTCATTTCAGAGGCTCAGGTTGCTGGCTGGACACCTCCGACACAAATGCCTCCTGCTCTTGCCGGGCTATTGCAGTACACCGGAACGGCTATTCAGCAAATTACAGGTGCGTCGCAGCTTGAGAACATGCCGAGCAACGTCGCCACCGATACCGTTGATAGCATTTTTAACCGGATGGACACGCAGTCCTATATCTACATGGACAACATGGCTAAATCCATGCGCCGCGCTGGCGTTGTGTGGCTTTCTATGGCGCGTGAGGTCTATGGCAGTGATACGCCGATGCGTATCGTTAATGAGGACGGCAGCGATGACGTGGCGCTGATGACTGGTGAAGTGGTTGACCGTCAGACAGGGCAGGTTATCGCGCTTAACGACCTTTCGCAGGGTAACTATGAAGTGACTGTCGATGTTGGTCAGTCGTTCGCTACTCGCCGTGATGCAACGGTTAAGTCGTTACTTTCCATGCTGGCACTTATCCCACCAGGAACGCCGAAGCACGACCTTGTATCGTCGATGATTCTCGACAATATGGACGGCGAAGGGATGGACGACCTTAAAGAATACAACCGCAATCAGTTGCTTCTGTCTGGAGTTATCAAGCCGAGAACACCAGAAGAACAGCAGATGGTTGAGCAGGCGAAACAACAACAGGCCAGTCAGCCAGATCCGGCTATGGTTGCTGCGCAAGGTCAGCTTCTTGCTGGTCAGGCTGAATTGCAGAAAGCGCAGAACGAACAAGCAGCCATTCAGGTTAAAGCATTCCAGGCACAGACGGATGCTCAGGTTGCTGCGGCAAATGTTGTGAAAATCCTCGCATCTGCCGATAGCCAGCAAAAATCTGATATCCGTGAGGCGCTGAAACTGCTCGGACAGTTCCAGCAACAGCAAGGAGATAATGCCCGTGCTGATGCAGAGCTTGTCCTGAAAAGTCAGGCACATGGCCATGCGCAGCGCATGGACATCAGCAGCATCCTGCAAAAATCAACTCAGCAACAACCACAGCAGTAATTAACCCATAACGTGCAATGGCTGTCTTTATGAGGCCTGGCACCCTATTGCCTTCCGATGGGCTGAACATCGAGTAAACAGGGGTAACAAATGGACCAGATGGCAGAAAACACACCAGAAGTTGAAATCGAAACCGACGCGTCAGAGCAGATTCCTGATGATGTCGAACTGGCTGAAGAAGTCGAAACAGAAGATGGCAGTGAGTCCTCTGGCAATGATGCAGAGGAAGCTACTGAAACTGATGACGACGAATCAGAGCAGGAATTCTACTTTGGTGACGAAAAGCTGGATTCGCCAACCAGCGAAGATAGCGCAGAGCATGGACTGGTAAAACACCTGCGCAAGACGATTAAAGAGAAAGACCGCGAGCTAAAAGAGCTGATGCGTCAGTCTCAGAAACCCGTCGAGCAGCAGCCGGTAATCACTCAACCACCGCGAATGCCAAAACTGGATGATGAGGACATCGGTTTCGATGAAGAAATCTACCAGCAACGCATGGCTAAGTGGGCAGAGGATAACGGCAAGTACCAGCAACAGGAGATGGCTCGCAAGCAGAAGGAGCAGGAGCTTCAGGCTGCCTATCAAGAGCGATTATCCAAATATCAGCAACGTGTTAAGGCTCTCAAAGTTCCTGGCTATCAGGAAGCAGAACAGGCCGTACTCGAGGAAATCCCCATCGAGACACAAAACGCGATCCTGTTTGAGTCAGAGAAGCCGGAAATCGTTGTTCTGGCACTCGGTCGCAACGCTGAACTGCGCAAGCAACTGGCAGAAGCTACCAACCCCGTAGCAATTGGTCGTCTGCTGGAACGTATCGAATCGAAGGCCAGAATCATGCCAAAAGCAAAAACCACGGCAGCCACAACCCCGACAGTTAAGGGGAGCAACGGCGCAGTAATCAACAACCTCGACAAATTGAAAGCCAAGGTGCTGGAAACTGGTGACTGGACGCCGTATTTCGCCGCTAAAAAGGCAAAAAAATAACCTATCGGAGCATTAAGCATGGCTAACCAATTAGCAAAAGACCTTGAAATCATGTTCGAAAACTACGTTGAAGGCTTTGAGGCCGCCTGCGTAGTTTCCCGTAACGCTAAAAAATTCCGTCCCGGTGATACAGCAATGCAGCGAGCAGGTGATGTTCTGTATCGTCCGCAGCATTACCACATGAACATTGAGGAAGGGCTCGACCTCAGCAGCAAAACGCCAACAGCACTGGTTCAGCGCCTTGTTCCTTCTGTGTTCAAGGAGCCGAAAAACATTCTGTACACTCTGGATGCGCGTGAAATGCGTGACCCGGAACATAAAACTGAAGCTGGTCGCGCCGCAGGTATGCGCCTTGCTGCACAGATTGACTCTGACCTGATTTCCATGGTCACGCAGCGTGCTACTAACGTGATCACAATGGCTGATTCAACCACTGGTTCACAGGGCCGTGATTTGTGGAACTGTGCGGCAGGTATTGATGCCACCATGACGGCGATTGGTGTACCGCAGGGTATCAATCGTAGCTCTTTCTGGAACCCCTTCAACTACAAAGACCTTGCTGGCGAGCTTGGTCACCGTGCCTATGCTCAGGGCGCAACCCTGACAGCATACGAAAAAGCGCAGATCCCTCCGGTTGCGTCCTTCGATAGCTACAAGACCGATATTTCTGGTCGTGTTCCGAAGGGTACAGAAACTTCCCTGACGCTGGCGGCTGAACCTGCGCACAAGGTTGAAGCGAAAGATGCCAACGATATGCCAGTGGATAACCGACAGGGGACTATTACGGTATCTGCATCTGGGTTGCAGGTTGGCGATGCGTTCACCATTGCTGGCGTGAATTCTGTACACCAGATCACCAAAGACACCACCGGGCAGCCGCAGGTATTCCGCGTTCTGGCAGTAAGCGGAACGACAGTAACTATCTCCCCGAAAATTCTGCCGCCTGACAACGCAGATGTCGCCAGCCGTCCATATGCAAACGTTGATGCTAACGCGGCAAATGGTGCAGCAATTACCATTCTCAACAAGAATGCCGCACCGGCTAACCTGTTCTGGGCTGATGGTTCTGTTGAGCTGATGTACGGCAAACTGGCGTTCCCGACTGGTCAGGGTCCACAGGTAATGACAGCAACCACCGAGCAGGGCGCTACGCTGATCATGTCTTACGCCTTCGACCACATCAAAGGCGTAACCACTGCGCGTTTCACCACTCTGTACGGTTGCTCTGTACTGGTTCCTGAATATACGGGCATCGTTATTGCCGGGCAGTAATTTTAGTGGGGCTTCGGCCCCATTTTTATTGGGAGAAGACAATGGCACGAACAATGCTCTATAAGCCGGGCAACATGATCACCTGTGGTCAGTTTGCTGTCGATTACATCATTGTTGATGACGAAGAAGTTAAATCTCACCTGAAAAAAGGCTGGGTAAAAACTCCTGAAGAAACCGCAACGAAGCAAAAAGTGGCTAAGGCGGAAGAAGATGGCGAAAACGAAGGGTGATCTCGTTCTAAAGGCTTTACGAAAAGCCGGGCTGTATTCCAATGCCACGTTGACAGATGCTGACCCTCAGGCAATTGAAGATGCCATTAATGACCTCGAAGACATGATGGCAGCATGGCAGGCTAAAGGTATCGAGCTTGGGTATCAGTTTGCTGATACAGAAAACGGCATCATGCCGTTACCTGACGATGATTCAGGTATCCCTGCATGGGCAAATGATGGCGTCGCTTTGAAACTCGCTGTGCAAGTGTGCATGGATAACGTCATTCAGCCGTCAGACGCTCTCCTTACCGCTGCTGACAGTGCATATCAGACAATCTGTATCGCTTTAACCAAAATACCACCACTTGAGCGGCGAAATGACATGCCTCGCGGTAGTGGTAACAAAAGCGCGTTTACGTGGAATCGGTTTTACATCGAGAAAGATGATCCGAGTACGTGAGGTGAATAAATGCCGATTCAGCAACTTCCGCTTATGAAAGGTGTCGGCAAAGACTTCCGAAACGCCGACTATATCGACTATCTGCCAGTGAATATGTTGGCTACACCAAAAGAAATCCTTAACAGCAGCGGATATCTTCGCTCATTCCCGGGCATTGCCAAACGTTCTGATGTGAACGGCGTATCGCGTGGCGTCGAGTACAACATGGCGCAGAATGCTGTTTATCGCGTGTGTGGTGGCAAGCTGTACAAAGGCGAAAGTGAAGTCGGTGATGTTGCCGGAAGTGGTCGCGTATCAATGGCACATGGTCGGACATCACAGGCGGTAGGTGTTAACGGGCAACTGGTCGAATACCGCTATGATGGCACGGTTAAAACCGTCTCAAACTGGCCTACAGACAGCGGATTCACGCAGTATGAGTTAGGTTCGGTTCGCGACATTACGCGCTTGCGTGGGCGTTATGCGTGGTCAAAAGACGGCACTGATTCATGGTTTATCACTGACCTTGAAGACGAATCGCATCCTGACCGATACAGCGCACAATATCGCGCAGAATCGCAGCCGGACGGTATCATCGGCATCGGAACATGGCGAGACTTCATCGTCTGCTTTGGCTCATCGACGATTGAATATTTTTCCCTGACTGGGGCAACCACCGTTGGTGCCGCTTTGTATGTTGCACAGCCATCGCTGATGGTGCAGAAAGGCATTGCCGGGACTTACTGCAAAACGCCGTTTGCTGATTCGTATGCGTTCATCAGCAATCCGGCAACAGGTGCGCCGTCTGTGTACATCATCGGCTCCGGTCAGGTGTCACCAATCGCCAGCGCGAGCATTGAGAAAATTCTCCGCTCCTACACTGCTGATGAACTGGCTGATGGCGTGATGGAATCGTTGCGCTTTGATGCGCATGAGTTGCTGATTATCCACCTTCCGCGCCATGTTCTCGTGTACGACGCATCTTCAAGCGCCAATGGTCCGCAATGGTGTGTGCTGAAAACAGGCCTGTATGACGATGTGTACCGCGCTATCGACTTCATTTACGAAGGCAATCAGATAACGTGCGGAGATAAGCTGGAATCGGTTATCGGCAAATTGCAGTTCGATATCAGCAGCCAGTACGACAAGCAACAGGAACACCTGTTGTTTACTCCGTTGTTCAAAGCGGATAACGCCAGAGTTTTCGACCTTGAAGTTGAATCTTCAACTGGCGTTGCGCAGTATGCTGACCGCCTGTTCCTCTCTGCAACCACTGACGGCATCAATTACGGGCGTGAGCAGATGATTGAGCAGAATGAACCGTTCGTTTACGACAAACGCGTTTTGTGGAAGAAAGTAGGGCGCATCAGGAAAAACATTGGCTTCAAATTGCGCGTTATCACGAAGTCACCTGTCACTCTGTCTGGCTGCCAGATAAGGATTGAGTAATGGCGGATTCGAATCTCAATGTGCCGGTAATCATCCAGGCTACGCGGCTCGATACATCAGTCCTTCCACGCAATATCTTCTCGCAGTCATATCTGTTGTACGTTATCGCACAGGGTACTGATGTTGGTAACGTGGCGAACAAGGCCAACGAGGCCGGACAGGGCGCTTATGACGCACAAGTCAGGAACGATGAGCAGGATGTGATTCTCGCTGACCATGAGCAGCGAATTTCTGCTGCGGAAGCAACGCTTGTTAATCATGAGGAGCGAATCAGCCAGGCAGAATCAACTCTTCAGGAACATGAAACGCGAATCGCTCAGAATGAAAGCGATATTGCGTCGCTTGATACCAGAGTTCAGTCGCTGGAATCGCAGGTTTCAGACCATGAAACGCGCATCGATGCTCTGGAGTATGCCACTACTCGCAAGAAGTCAGAGGTTGTTTACTCTGGCGTATCAGTAACCATCCCGACAGCGCCGACCAACCTTGTTAGCCTGCTGAAAACGCTCACGCCGTCATCCGGCACGTTGTCACCATTCTTCGACACCGTTAACAACAAGATGGTTGTGTTCAACGAGAACAAAACCTTGTTCTTCAAGCTGTCGATTGTCGGGACGTGGCCCAGCGGAACCACCAACAGATCAATGCAGCTAACCTTTTCCGGCTCTGTTCCTGACACACTGGTCAGCAGTCGTAATGCGGCGACAACAACCGATAACATCCTGTTAGCCACGTTCTTCAGCGTGGATAAAGACGGATTTCTTGCCACAAATGGCAGTACGTTAACCATCCAGTCAAATGGTGCGGCGTTTACTGCCACAACCATCAAGATAATCGCGGAGCAGTGATGATTCAGTTCAAACCAACGCGAAACATCGACCTGATCGAAGCAGTCGGAAATCACCCTGACATTATTGCCGGGAGCAACAACGGTGATGGATACGACTACAAGCCTGAATGCCGTTACTTTGAGGTTAACGTGCACGGTCAGTTTGGCGGCATTGTTTACTATCAGGAGATTCAGCCGCTGACATTCGATTGCCACGCCATGTACCTGCCAGAGATTCGCGGCTTCAGCAAGGAAATCGGGCTGGCGTTCTGGCGATACATTCTGACTAACACCACCGTTCAGTGCGTCACATCGTTCGCTGCGCGCAAATTCCGCCACGGTCAGATGTACTGCGCAATGATTGGCCTTAAGCGTGTAGGAACCATCAAGAAATACTTCAAAGGCGTGGATGACGTGACTTTTTACAGCGCCACACGCGAAGAACTAATCGACTTCCTGAATCACGGGAGATAGCCATGTTATATGCATTTAAGCTGGGCAGAAAACTGAGCGGCGAGGAACCTTGGTGCCATGAAAAAGGCGGGAAAGGTGGTAGCTCTGATAAAAGCGCAAAGTATGCAGCAGAAGCTCAGAAGTATGCCGCAGACCTGCAAAATCAGCAGTGGCAGACGATCATGAAAAACCTTGCTCCGTTCACGCCTCTTGCGGAGCAGTATGTTAACCAGCTTCAGAACCTTTCCAGTTTAGAAGGTCAGGGGCAGGCACTTAATCAGTATTACAACTCTCAGCAGTATAAAGACCTTGCAGGTCAGGCTCGTTACCAGAGTCTTGCTGCTGCGGAGGCTACGGGTGGACTTGGTTCGACAGCCACAAGCAATCAACTGGCTACGATCGCGCCGACACTCGGTCAGTCTTGGTTATCAAACCAGATGAGCAATTACAACAATCTGGCAAACGTTGGGCTTGGTGCGCTGCAAGGTCAGGCAAACGCCGGGCAGACGTACGCCAACAACATGAGCAGCATTGCACAGCAAAGCGCAGCTCTTGCCGCTGCTAATGCCAACAAACCATCAAGTCTTCAGACAGCAATTAGTGGCGGAACGTCTGGTGCGATTGCCGGTGCAGGTCTTGCCAGCCTTTTGGGGACATCAACACCTTGGGGCGCTGGCATTGGTGCTGGTATCGGATTGCTTGGCTCGTTGTTTTAAGGGGTAATCATGGCTACTTGGCAAGGATCAAATGGCGGATTGTTAGCTGGTATCGGCGGCGTCAACTCAAACGCTCCGAGCGTAAATGACATCGGCAATACGCTTCAGCTTATCAGGCAGAACAATGATATTGAGCGTTCAGGCGCTAACAATGTTGGGCTGACTGCTTTGCAAGGTCTTTCAGGTATTGCAGGGGTGTTTCAGCAGGAAAAGCAGGCTCAGCGGCAGAAAGAATTTCAGCAGGCATACGCTAATGCTTATGCGTCTGGTGATCGCGGTGCTTTGCGTCAGTTGGCTACTCAATATCCAGACCAGATTGAATCCGTTCGTAAAGGCATGGGATTCATTGATGAAGAGCAGCGTAATTCTATCGGCACCTTAGCGGCTGGCGCACGCCTTGCGTCATCGTCTCCAGAAGCAATGCAATCATGGCTGCAAAACAACGCCAAGGAACTGACTCGCGTCGGTGTTGACCCTAACAGCGTTGCTCAGATGTATCAGCAGAATCCTTCAGGATTTGGTGAGTTTGTTGATCACCTTGGGATGGCTGCTCTCGGTCCGATTGACTACTTCAATGTTCAGGACAAGATGGCTGGTCGTGAGATTGACCGCGGAAAACTTGCAGAGACAATCCGCAGCAATCAGGCTGGCGAGGCGCTTCAGGCGAGAGGGCAAAACCTTTCCTATCAGTCAGCAATGACTGGGCACAATATCGCAGCACAACGCTTGGCTCTGGATCAGCAAGAGTTCGGGTTTAAGATGCAGCAAGCGCAGGAAAAGGCTCAGCAGTTGATTAGCGAAGCACCTAAGCTGTCAGTAAACATGGAAAAAGGCATCGAGACGGCTGTAAACAATGCCACAGCATCATCAAACTCAGCCAATTCTATGAGTGCGCTTGCTCAACAGTTCAGAGCAGAAAAACCAACGACAGGTTTGTTCGGTAACGCACAGAACATGTTCGCAAAACTTACCGGAAGCGATACGACATTGCGTGATTTGCGCATTCGCCAAAATGCCCTTGTTAACAGTCAGGTTCTTAAATTCCTACCTCCCGGCCCCGCAACGGATAAAGACGTTGAGATCGTTCGTCAGGGTGCACCAACTGACATGGATAACCCTGAGACGGTCGCAAGATGGCTTGATGCTATGGCAAACCTTGAGCGACGAAACGCGCAGTTTAATGAGTTTAAAGCCGAGTGGATGAGCGCGAATGGCAACCCTGGACAATCGCGTAATGGCGGTCAGATATTGGGGTTGGATGTTAAAAAAGGTGAATCATTGGGGAGTGCCGTCAAGCGGTATATGTCAATGAATACTGACGCAGCGCCAGCACAAGATTCGACACCTTCAGGAGAACCACGGAATCAGGTTGGATCATATACCTCAAAATCAGGCATTCAATTTACGGTGGAATGATGAAAGTAACTGCAAACGGTAAGACATTTACCTTTCCTGATGGTACGAGCACCGAAGATATTGGCACCGCCATTGACGAGTATTTTGCTGGTCAGGCTGTTCAGCAACAAACAGTTAATCAGGCCAATAATGCACCAACACGGGAAGAACCATCATTGATGCAACAAGCTGGCGATTGGCTCACTGGTGGTCAAAGTGCAGGGCAAATTGCAGAACAGGCTGGTCGTGGTCTGGTAAACATACCATTTGACGTATTACAGGGCGGCGCAAGTCTGATTAATGCAATCAGCCAGGGGCTTGGTGGACCCAAGGTTTTGGATGATGTTTATCGTCCAGTAGACAGACCGACAGACCCCTACGCGCAAGCCGGTGAAACAATTGGTGGGTATTTAGTTCCAGGAGTTGGAACGGCAGGAAGCATGGCTATTGGATCACTGGCAGAGGCCGCAAATCAGAAAGGCGATTTCGCACAAAATGCAGCTAAAAATGCCGGAGTTAACCTTGCCGCTCAGGGTGTTCTTTCCGCAGCAGCAAAGGGAATAGGGCGTGGAATAACGGCTATAAAAGGTGATATTGCGCCAGAAGTGGCGAAGAAAATTGCCACATCAGAATCGATGGGCGTGACACCAATGACATCTGATGTTATCCCGCCGAAAAATGCTTTCACTCGTGGCCTTACTCAGGATGCCGAGGGTGCTTTGCTCGGGACAGGCTCAAAGCGAGCGGAGCAATATGCAACGCGTAGTAAACTGGTAAGCAATTATTTTGACCGTTTTGGTGAGTATAACCCTGATGATGTGGTGAAATCTCTGACCACCACGTTAAGGGGGCGGAAGGATGCCGCTGGCGCTGTTATCAATGACGTCACCAATAAAATGGGTAATGCCGCAGTTGATACCACAAATACCATGAATGCTCTGAATACAGCGATCGCAAGACAGGAACGGCTTGGGACGTCTGCCAATCAAAGCCTGCTTACATCCTTGCGTAACCTACGTGAAGAATTAGCAAACCCTGCAACTGATTTGGATGTTACGTTTGATCTCTTGCGTCAGCACAGAACAGCATTTAGATCTAATGTTCAGGGAGATGCTATGGTCTTCCCCAACCAGGCAAAAGCAGCTACCAATATGGTAGAGAATGCAATGTCAAAAGACCTTCGTAACGCAGTTGCTAAAAACCTCGGTGCATCAGACGCAGCAAAATACCTTAAAGCAAATTCCGATTATGCAAACGTTTATAATAAGGTGCTTAATAAAAACATTGCCAACAAGCTCAACAAGGCAAGCAGTGAAGCCAGTCCTGAACTTATAAATACCGTTGTATTAAGCAGAAAACCATCTGACGTGAAACGAATCTGGAGCGCACTGGATGATAAGGGGAAAGATGCTATGCGTGCAGCTTACGTCAGCAAAATAGCGGAAAAGGCCGGGGACTCTCCAGCCAAGTTCATCACTGAAGTTAATAAGCTGAAATCTCAGTCAGGCGGTGAAATTTACAACACTATTTTTTCTGGAAAGCACATGAAAGAGCTTGATGCTCTTCATGAAGTTCTACAGCAAACAGCAAGGTCAGACACCGCAAATGTAGTAACTCAGACGGGGCAATCGCAAGCCAACAGGATAAGGACGATTGGCGCAACTGCGACCCTTGGCGTATCAATGGGGCTTGAGGCTGGTTTCGGTGCAATGATGCGCTTGTATGAATCCAAAGCAGCAAGGAATGCGCTCTTACGTTTGGCAAACACTAAAGCTGGAACGCCAGCTTATGAAAGAGCGCTAAATCAGGCGGCTACTGCCGTGCGCCCGCTCTTAGTTAACGAAGCTACCCGGCAGTAGCACTGTAAGCCAAGGACGGCATTTATTTTATAGTTTTTATGAATTCTTTATTAAATCCCTTCGCTTCTCCGGGGTATCTTCCGAAGACAATTTTTATAAAAACAGAAAAAATAAAGATAGCAACGCTTAACAACAATTGCAGTATCATTGGAACCCAAAGAACTACAGGCTCTATATTCATGAAACCAAATATTCTTCCGGCGATCATGGCGAAGTACCACACTGTTATCAGCAAACTTAGTGGCATATGAATTACTGATATTACCAATCCAAGAGCATCAGTAATTCTGTTTTCAAATTTTTCAGGGGAAAACTTTTCTTTAAGGTAATTCAGTGCGTAGGCCTCATTCTCTGGATTTTCAGCATTTTTCCCTATAGCAATAGAAATCTCAGATATCCTTGATTCAATTCTTTTACGTTTAATAAAACTAGAAAAAAAGAACCACGCAATCTGCAACCCTATCCCCAGAAATAGAGTTGCGGCAACTAGCACAGCGTAACTCATAGAATCAGACACACCAACCTCTTTAGTTTTTCTAGTTACTTTGTCACAATAGGATATGCGAATTGATAAAACTAAATTGCGCACATGATAACTCAGTAATAATTGTTAATGAAAACATGATCACCTATATTGCACAAGGCGAAACAGGAAGCATAATCTGGTTTCATGAGTGTGATCACGTTTGGGTAAATCAAAGTCAAGAGGAAATACTTGAAATTATCAAAAATAACTATCTAAACGTTGCACACGACTCATCTATCCATTTTTCATAAAATTGTATACCGAGATAGGCAAGAACAGATGGATGTATATCAACAAGCTTTTCGCCAAGATGTTCTGTTGGAGGTGGATAATCTTTGCCTTGGTTTCTTACGGTTATAGGCATAGTTGTTGCTGGATGAAACTCAACTATCATAGGGTCGCCTTCGTATTTTGCTATTTTCCCTGTTGAATCAATGATTAACTCTTTAATATAATGGCTTCTTGCTCCCGGAAATGCCCCAAGAGTAGTATAAGGAGGTTCAAGTTTTGAGATTTCCATAGTGGAATGATGATCAGCATTTCTTGCTTGGTGAAGGTAAGCAAGTGTTTTGTCTGTTTTTCTAAGCATGAACTTTTGGTTGAAGTGGCTGCTAAATTTTCCACTAACCGGCTTTGTTGCACAGAGCAACTTACTGAAAGACTTTTCTATATGCCCAAGACATTCTCGCCAGTGCATTTCAAAATCATCATGGTTTGTAGATGATTTCATCTGCTCTAGGCACTTTTTAGCTGCGATGATTTCTTTTTTTGCTGGGTTGTAATCGATCATTTTGCATCCTTGCCATACATGTTTTTAAGTGTCTCAAATACCACAGACTTGAACTGTTCAGCCTGCATCTCGGCTAATCGTTCAGCTTCATTGCGATAACCTTTTACAGGAGATGGTCTCGATAGAGCATCTTGGACGATTTGCAACAATTCTGAGTTCATTGATCTACCATTTGACTCTGCTCTGTATTTTAATTTTTCTCTTACTTCCAAAGGCATGCGGAAGTTAAAGTGCGGATCATCTCTAGCCATGCCATCACTCCAAGTTAGTGTATTGACATGATAGAAGCACTCTACTATATTCTCAATAGGTCCACCGTGGACCCATATTGTGAGGTGAATATGAAAGGAATGAGCAAAATGCCGCAGTTCAATTTGCGGTGGCCTAAAGAAGTATTGGATTTGGTACGCAAGGTGGCGGAAGAGAATGGTCGGTCTGTTAACTCTGAGATTTATCAGAGAGTAATGGAAAGTTTTAAGAAGGAAGGACGCATTGGCGCGTAAAGTTGAAGCCCCAACTGCGGGAACAGTCAGGGCTTCGATATCGTAAAACCACGCATAGGAATTAACGACATGAAAAGTATAGCAACAGCAGTATCTACTATCAATGTACCATTCCACGGCGCAGAGCTTTATGTTGTCAATCACAACGGTGAGCCGTACACCCCAATGAAACCTATCGTTGAGGGAATGGGTATGGATTGGGCTTCACAGTTTACAAAGTTAAAACAAAGATTTGCTAAAGGTATTGTGGAAATCGCAATACCTTCAGTTGGCGGTGTGCAGACCATGATTTGCCTTGCTTTACGTAAACTGAATGGCTGGTTGCAAACCATCAGCCCTAACAAAGTCCGCCCTGAAATCCGCGACAATGTAATCCAGTATCAAGAAGAGTGTGACGATGTGCTATACGAGTACTGGACTAAAGGCCATGTAGTTAACCCACGCAAAGCTAAAAAAGCGTTGCCGGGTAAAATCACCACTGAACAGCAGGAAGCCATTAAACAACTCGTCATGAGTCGCGGTCAGTCTCTGCCAAAAGAAAAACAGGCTAAGGCGATGATCACCATGTGGTCGTCACTGAAATCCCATTTTGGATGTTCGTACAAAGAAATCAGTGAGGAGCAGTTTACCGAAGCACTGTCACTTGCTGCTCGCGTTCCGCTTGAAGGTGAGTTCATTGGCAAACAAGAGAAGAAAACCAACGAGCTTTCTGCAAAAGAAGCAAACAGCCTTGTATGGTTATGGGATTATGCCAACCGCTCACAGGCATTATTCCGCGAACTGTATCCGGCATTAAAACAAATTCAATCGAACTATTCCGGCAGATGCTACGACTACGGTCATGAGTTCTCGTATGTTATCGGAATGGCGAGGGACGTTTTAATCAATCACACACGAGATGTTGATATCAATGAGCCAGAAGGACCAACGAATCTTTCCGCATGGATGAGACTTAAGAATAAAGAATTACCTCCTTCAGTACATAACTACTGACAGATAACCAACGCAACGACCCAGCTTCGGCTGGGTTTTTTTATGCCCAAAATTCACCGTAGCCATGCTGCGGCGATTCATTGTATCTGGAGCAAATTAAATGACAGACATTACAGCCAATGTGATCGTATCGATGCCTTCGCAACTCTTCACTATGGCTCGTTCTTTTAAAGCCGTAGCCAATGGCAAAATTTATATCGGTAAAATTGACACTGACCCGGTAAATCCTGAAAACCAGATTCAGGTTTATGTGGAGAACGAAGACGGTTCTCACGTTCCTGTTTCGCAACCAATCATCATTAACGCTGCTGGTTACCCAGTATATAACGGACAGATTGCCAAATTCGTAACTGTACAAGGCCATTCTATGGCTGTTTATGATGCGTATGGTGCGCAGCAGTTCTATTTCCATAATGTACTGAAATATGACCCCGACAAATTCAGTATTGACATCGTTAATCAGCTTGCCCAAACGGGTAAATATTTAGATGATGAAAGTAAAGGTGATGCGTTAATTGGCGTTAAACAGCCTTTTTTTGATGCAATAAGAAGGACTCAGCATGATAAAAATTCTGACCTGCTATCCATACAAGATTTAGGGGCAATAAGTGGCTTAGCTAATCCAGAGGTGGATGACAAAGTTATTTCTGTGCTTAATGCTAATGCTGGATTGTTAATTCCTGCTGGATTTGTCTACGTGACAAGTAAACCTTTACATACAGAGGCTTGGAAGTCTTTCAATATCATCTGCCCTAACGGGAAAGCCACTATTAAATCATCTGGCGGGTATACTATGTTCACGCAAGATGGTCCTTATCAGTTCCAGTATTGCACTTTTAAAAATATTATTTTCGATGGCTCTAATGTTTTAAATAGCGCCAACGTTTTCATGGAAGCCGCCGCTGGTAATTGGGTGGCAACATTTACCACTCATAACTGTGTATGGCAAGGCTTTCATACTGTATGGAAAGCGTCATGGATTGCTGTTTACCACTATAACCCAATTTTCAAAACGGTTAACGACTCCGGTTACATTGTTGATACCCCTGTGGATGACAACAACCCTTTTGCAGCGTTTAATTTAAACTTCATGGAAAGCCCAATCTTCCTTGATGCTCGCGCCAGAATGTTCTTCCGTATTATAGGTGGGTTTAACTTCACCATAAACAACCCATGGTTTGAGAAAAACGAGGTATTTGGCGGGGCGTTTTTCTATCTGCAACAGTTCTTTAACTTTAAGATTAACGATGGCTGGTTTGAATACTTTAAAGGCCAAAATCTGATTTATCTTAAAACCGACGGCACCGAAAATACCCAGTCAGACCACATCATTATAGATGGGCTGCACATTAACAACTCTCGTACCGATTCAGGGTTTAAAGGGCTGGTTCTTATGAATCCTCCGCAATACGCAGAAAACTTCACAGACCCTAAATTCGTGTTTAAAAACCTAGTTGAGCATAACAGCTCAGTGGCTGGTTGGTACTTGCTTAAATCAGGAGACGATACAAACCGGGCAGAGTCTCTTACAGAGATAAAAAATCTTCGTCTTAAATATGGTCACCCAGCTTGTTCAGACGGAATGACTATTGCAAGAACACAAGGCGGCGCCAATCCTGATATTATAAATTCAATAAGGAGCTTAAGTACGCAGGGGCTTCAATTTCTTCCAAGAAGCTATCAAACAACGACCTATCGCACAAAAAACGGCCTGTATGAGCAGCAGCAAGTAGTTGATAGCGTATCAAAAATAGCATACTGGAAAATAGGCTATTCATCGGTTCTTGTTTGGGGCGTAGATTATGTTAGGCCTGGTCGGCAGAACGCTCAAACATGTGGAACGTCAGCATATGCATGGTCAGGTGGGTATACACAAACAGCTTTTCAGGTCACGTCAGACAGAAACTCAAAAACAGAAGAGTCACAAATACCTGATGCTGTTCTCGACGCCTGGGGGGACGTCCAGTATGTGGCTTATAAATTAAAGGCAAGCGTGGCAGAAAAAGGTAGTAAAGCCCGGAGACATATTGGGGTTATCGCGCAAGACATCAAGGCGGCATTTGAGGCCCACGGAGTGGACCCTTTCGAGTACGGCATCCTTTGCTATGATGATACCCCCGCGACAGAGGCGGTGTATGATACTTTAGACGACGGCACTAAGGTGCTGCTTCAGGCTGCACAGGAGGCTCACTCAGGTTACACTGTACGCTACGAAGAAATACTTTGTCTTGAGGCTGCATATATGCGTAGAGAGATAAAAAGGATGCAGAAATAAACAAACGCAATAGTCTATAGTTATTATCTATATACCACCTCAACATAAGAGGTGGTATATTTTTTGGGGAGCGACTAATAAATTATATATTTTATTTCAAAGATTGAAGTAAGTCTGTTTTTTTGTCTAAGACTTCTCCAATGTAACTTGCTCCATATTTCGTTAGATGGTTTGCATCATATGATAAAAATTTGCCATTCTCATCAAAAACTCTAACCATTCCATTGTTGTCTTTTATAAGGTCAAACAAATCTATGTAGTCATCGCCAAAAATCATTTTCGCCTTATTGTTAAACTCTATATATCTTGATAGCGGGTATGTTTTTGCTAAAACTCTGTCATTAAGAGACAGGTTAACAGCAAAGTTATTGTTATACCCGAAGTTTTTTGTGCCAATCAAGTACATTTTTGCAGTTGTTTTTGACTTTATGTAATCGTAACAGTGTTTTAACTTTTCAACGTTATTATTATAGTCGCCTGCACCCCAATTCTCCGAATATAAAATAATGTCTGAGTCATTCAAGTAGTAATCTAATTTATTTTTATTATCTATTGACCAATCACATCCACCCTCAAAATATACAATATTAAGATCATTTGTTTTAATCTTTGTAGATATTGCATTAATTAAATCTCTCGCATATGAGTTACCCATGATTAATATTTTCTTTCCATTGTCTGAGAACTCAATATTCTTTAATTTCTTCGGGGTATCCACATACTCCTGTGGATTTCCTCCATATGCAAGATCAGGCCTGACATTTTGCAATCCATATGTTTTGTGCATCAAAATTCCTGATGCTGATAACACCAACGAAAATGCTAATGTATATGATAAGATTTTTTTTGTAGATGTTTTTCTCTTGTTTCTGAATGGTTTTTCTACAAAAACATAAGACATCCACGATATAATAAAAATTAAAGGAATGGATGCGATAAAATATGTTGTTGACGGTTCAAATTTTGAGTTTAATCTTATAAATGCAAAAACAGGTTGATGCCAAAGGTATAGCGAATAACTTATCATGCCACATAACACAATTGGTTTTATTGACATGATCTTTCCAATTCCTTTAGATGCATTTGAATGCATTAAAAACAAACATGCACCAAGAACTGGAAATAATGTTTCAAATCCAGGGTGTGATTTTTTACCATTCACAAGGAAGTAACTTGATATTATCAATAAAAAACCAAGGTATGATAAGATGTTACTTTTTATTTTTATTTTATAGTGCGCAATAGCGGCAACCCCACCAAGAGCAATCTCCCACGCCCTTGAAGGGAGCATAAGAAATGAAAACTCCATATTATGCACTGTTGTAATTGTTGCATATAAAAAACTGGCAATTGATATTACCAGTAAAAACATAAAACTATTCTTTATTAGTTTATTATGATTTATTGAGTAAATTATATATATTATTACAGGGGCTACAAGATAATACTGTTCTTCTACAGCAAGACTCCATGTGTGATACAATGGTTTAAATTCAGATGCTGTAGACCAATATCCTGACGTTAAGTACAATAATATATTGTTTGCTGAAAAAATTGTTGCAACAACTGATTGGCCTAGATTCTTTAGGTCATATGGAACCATCATAAATAATGATATAATGAATATTACTGATGTCATTAGAATTAATGCAGGCGCAATTCTACGAACCCTTCTCTCATAAAACCCAGAGAATGTAAATGTTCTATTGCTGCATTCTTTCAGCAAAATGCTGGTAATTAAAAAACCACTAATAACAAAAAAAACATCTACTCCAAGAAAGCCGCCAGGAATCCATTGAACACCTGCATGAAAAAAGATAACAGGTAAAACAGCTAATGTTCTCAACCCATCAATTTCGGGTCTGTATTTCAGTTCCATATGTTATACCATTTAATGTTAATTACATCAAAAAAAGACGAATGCTACATGTGTGATTGTTTCGGTGGAAACATGTTAAATTTATTTGTATTCTATCATTGCTGTGAATCATGATCGATACTGTGACTATGCAATGTTATTCTAATTTTTGCTCATGCATGGGAAAACAATTTCATTGATGTGGCCTAAAAGTTGCGCTATTTTTCTCTCCATCAAGCCAGTCCGCCCACCACTGCATCATTTCTCTGCGCTTATCGAGATACTGAGCGTGGTTGTAAATACCGCGCACAGATCCGCCGTTGGCATGTGCCAGTTGCACTTCAATAGCATCAGCAGGCCATTCGTTCTCGTTCATAATCGTGCTGAATTCATGCCTGAATCCGTGACCGCTTTCCAGACCCTCATAGCCGATTTGTTTGATCACAAGTAATACCGCGTTCTCGCAGATTGGCTTCTTCTTATCGTTGCGCCCGGCAAAAACAAACTCTGACACTGGTTTAGTGATTGAGCTTAGCGTAGTGAGAAGTTCAACTACCTGGTCTGACATAGGAACCACATGAATTTTGCGTCCCTTCATCACATTGGCGTCGATGGTGATAATCCTGTTTTCAAAATCGACGTTCTTCCATTGCATGGAACGAAGCTCTTTCGTTCTTAGGGCTGTGTAGCGTAAAACTTTGGTCGCAATGAGCGATACGATACTTCCTGAAAATGTTGCCAGTGCTTTATTGAATGCCGGTATCTGGTCTGCAGGAAGAAACGGGAAGTTCTTCTTGCGGTATCCCTTCATGGCGTCAGCAAGGTCAGGTGCCGGGTTATATTTAGCCCTTCCGGTGACAATAGCGTAACGGAAAACCTCGCCGCATCTTCTGCGTGCTTTGTTGGCTCGCTCCATTGCACCGCGATCTTCAAATCTGCGGATTACTTCCAACAGTTGCATCGGCTCAATATCCTGAATCTCAAGACCGCCGATGATGGGTAAAATGTCGTCATCAAACATTTTGGCAAGTTCATTTGCATAGCCTACTGACCAGACTTGCTTCTTGTGCTCGTACCATTCCTTGTAAATGGCGCTAAAGGAATTGTTGTTAGACGAAGCCTTTTTCGCTTTTACCGGATCGATGCCAACCGAGATGTCTTTCCTCGCGGTCCATGCTTTATCCCTTGCCTCCTGCAAAGTCATAAGCGGATATTTTCCGACGGTCAGGATTTTCTCCTTACCGTCAATCTTGTAGCGAAGCTGCCATACCTTTTTCCCTGATACAGGGACATAAAGGTACAGGCCATTACCATCGAGAAGGCGGTATGGTTTTTCTTTCGGCTTTGCTGCTTCAATCTGCTTAACGGTGAGCAT